GCAACATTATTATTACTGCTGAAGATACTATACAGATTAGTGCATCAGAAGCAGCTGGTAAGGTACATGTAGAGGATGCAAGATTCCAAGATAATTACATCGCCACAACCAATGCGACGATGAATCTGGATCCTGGTGATGATCGTGCTGCTACAGGAACAGTTAGAGTCTGGGGTAACCTTCAGATTGATGGCACTACCACCACTGTAAACTCAACAACTGTCACAGTTGATGACCCCATCATTACTCTTGGTGGTGATACTGCACCTACAACTGACGATAATTTAGATCGTGGTGTTGAGTTTAGATACTACGACACTGAAGCACGTTTAGGTTTCTATGGTTGGGATACTAACTACACCGATTTGGGTGGTCATGGTGGCGGATATCGTTTCCTTCATGCTGCTACAAATACTACTGAAGTCTTTAGTGGCACCGATTCTGGTATCATTGCAGGTAACGTAAAACTTACAACTGGCACCAACTCAACTACTAATACAACTGGCGATTTGGTAGTTGCTGGTGGTGTTGGTATTACTCAGGATGTAAACATCGGCGGTTTGTTGGATGTTGATAGTACATTCAGAGCAAATAGCACATCTCGTTTCGATGATACGATGGTGCTCCGTGGTGCTTCTAAGTCACTACAATTCCAGAATGGTGCAGGCACTGTTAAGTCCGAGATTCATACAACTTCAGGTAATGCTGAGTTTGGTGGTATCTTAACAGTTACTGCTGCTTGCGATTTCAATAGCACATTGAATGTTGCTAGTTCTGTCCACTTTGAAGCAACTGATGAACCTACATTCGCATTGAATGCTGGCACTGGTATTTGGGAAATTCAATCTGCTGACTATGGATCATTCCGATTTGATGGTGGTGGATATATTGCTGGCGACTTTATGTTCGACAGTGACGTTGTTATCAACGGTACTATTCTACAGAAAGAATCTGCTACAGAAGACTTCAACGAGCAAAACTTCCTGAGAGTTCGTCGTAAGTTAGAATCTGGATCCGTTCAGATTCTAACCCCTAGTTATGCTTCACATACTAATTCAAACGCTAGAATCTTTGGTGGTGCTGGTATTGGCACTACGCTTCATATCGGCGGCACAGATTCCAACGAAGGTCTGTTTATTGGTAAGAAAGTCAATTCCGATACGGTCAAATTCTCTGTCCTAGGTGCATCTGGTAACACTGATATTGAAGGCACTCTCAATGTTGAGGGTGAAGTTACTATTCAAGATAGTGTAATTATCAATGCTGCCAACGAAGTATTCTCTATTAGAAATGGTTCTGGTGTTGCTAAGTTTGATGTTGATACTGATAACGGCAATACCTTAATTGAAGGGACGTTAAATGTTAATGGCACTGTCGATGTTGATGCAGACTTTGCTGTCAGAAACGGCACGACGGATAAATTCTTTGTTGCTGCTACCTCAGGCGATACAAATATTGAAGGCACACTGACTGCCGATGGTCACACCGAGTTAAATTCAACTCTTAATGTTGATAACAATGTCACACTTGGTGCTCAGTTAACAGTTACTGGTACAACTGAGTTTAATAATACTGTTGATGTTGATGCTAACTTCGCTGTTAGAAGTGGTAGCACTGATAAGATGACCGTTGCATCTGCTTCAGGTAACATCGCAACTGATGGTACATTGGTTGTTCAGGGTCAGACAACTATCAATGACTCTCTGATTGTTGATGCTGCTAATGAACTCTTCCAAGTCAGAAACGGTTCTGGAGTTGCGAAGTTTAGTGTTGATGCCGATAACGGTAATACAAGTATCGTTGGTACATTAACTGTTACTGAGGCAACTCAGATTAATGACACCTTGGGTGTATCTGATGTTGTAACCTTTACTAGAAATACCCAACAAACTCTAACTGGTTCTTATGCTGCTGATGGTGCATTCCGTCTGACTGGTGGTGCTGCTATTGGTAAGAACCTTGCAGTTAGTGGTGATGCTAGAGTCTATGGTGGCACTGAATTAACAGGTGCTCTAGACCTTAATAGTAGTGCAGACATTTCTGGTGCTCTGGTAACTCACGATAATGTAACTATCACTGCAAATAACAAAACATTTGCTATCCAAAATGGATCTGCTGCTAACAAACTTACAGTAGATACTGATAACGGTAACACTGATATTCGTGGCACCCTAGACATCGGTGGTGATGTAACTGCTGAGTCTAACCTTACTGTTACTGGAAACCTTACTATCAATGGAACGACCACTACTGTCAATTCTACGGTCACAACTCTCGATGACCCTATTATTACTGTGGGTGGTGACACAGCACCGACAACTAACGACGGTAAGGATCGTGGTGTTGAGTTCCGTTATTACGACGGCTCTGCGAAAATTGGGTTCTTCGGATTCGATAGAGGATCCCAACAATTCGCATTCCTGACAAGTGCAACTAACTCCTCGGAAGTTCTTACTGGTACAGATGGCGCTCTTCGTGCTGGTTCTCTTAATATTACTGGTGCTGGAACATCTCTTGATGTTGATGCCAATGCCAACATTGATGGCACCTTAACTGTTGATGGTCAAATCATCTCTCAAGTTTCTTCTGGTCCTGCCCTGGTTATTCCTACAACCAATAAGATTGCCAATCTGAATGCCGACCTTCTGGATGGTTTGACAACTGCTTCTGCAGCAACTGTTTCTACTGTTGTTGCTCGTGACGGTAGTGGAGACTTTGCTGCAAATATTATCACAGTTGCTTCTGGTGTAGGTGCTGCTGCTGGTATTCAAGGTAACGCTCTTACTGCCGATACTCTGAAAACTGCACGCACAATCACTGTCGATGGTGTTGTTGACGGTAGTGTATCCTTTAACGGATCTGCTGATGTTACTATTAGCACTACTTACAATGATGCAGACATTACTGCACTCGCCGCTATGACAGGCACTGGTTTAGTAGCAAGGACTGCTGATAATACCTACGCACAACGCTCTGTGACCGCCACAGCGTCCTCTGGCGTCTCTGTTACTAATGCAGATGGTGTATCAGGCAACATCACGATTAACGTCGCTTCTACGAGCAATAACTCAGCAAACAATTTAGTCCTTCGCGATGCTTCTGGTGATTTTGCTGCCAATGAAATCACTGCTGATTTGGTTGGAGATGTCACGGGTAATGTCACTGGTAACTTGACTGGTAACGTAACTGGTAATGCTACTTCAGTCAGCAGTTCAAGTTCTGGGTCTGCTGTAGAAGTCTTTGTTGCAACAGTATTCAATCAGTCTGGTACTAACGCGATTACTACCAACCCTGGATTTAAGTATGACAGAGCAACCGCTAAAATTCTTGGCAATCTCCAAGGTGATGTTACTGGTGACCTAACTGGTGATGTAACTGGAGACCTGACTGGTAACGTAACTGGTGACCTAACTGGGGATGTTACTGGTAATGTTGATGGTAATGTTTCTGGTGAAGTTACATTAGAGGGTGCTGCACCCGCCAGTGCAACAGCAACTGGCACCGCAGGTGATATTCGTTACGATGCCGACTATATCTATATCTGTGTTGCTACTGACACCTGGAAGAGAGCAGCAATTTCTACCTGGAGTTAATTAACCAATGTCCGCTACTAGACCCGCTACTAAAACAGAACTAAAAAACTATGCTCTTCGTAGATTAGGTTTTCCTGCCATCGATATTAACGTATGTGATGAGCAATTGGATGACCTAATTGAAGAAGCAATCGATTACTTTCAAGAGTTTGCATATAACGGTAGTTATAAAGCATTCATCAAGATTGTAGTAACTGATGCCATTAAGACTGCTACCAAAACTGGCAGTGCGATGGGTGCTACCGATTGGACAGAAGGGAATGAATATGTATCACTTCCTCCTGGTGTCTTATCGGTCAATCATGTATATTCGCAAATTGGTGCTTCTAGTATTACCCCTGGTAATATTTTCAATATCAAGTATCAAATTTTCTTGAATGATATCTATGCAATGACGCATGGACAAATCCTCCATTACTTTATGACTTCACAATATCTGGAGACTCTGGATTTTGTGACTAACTCCGATAAAAATCGTAGGGTTAGATTTAATGAATATCAAGGAAGACTCTATTTAGATTTTGATTGGAACGAACTCCAAACTGGTAATCAGATGGTAGTAGAAGTTACCATGCGTCAAGACCCTGATACTTACACTGCAATGTATAATGATTCATGGTTGAAGGATTATGTAGAAGCATTATTCCAACAACAATGGGGTCGTAACCTTAGTAAGTATGACGGTATTCAGATGCTAGGTGGTGTGACTCTTAATGGTCGTCAGATTCTTGAGGATGGTAGTCAGTTCAAGAAAGACCTTGAAGAAAATATTCGCAGCACATACGAACTCCCACCAATGGATTTAATCGGTTGATATGACTTACAGAAACGATCCCCCAGAAAATTGCATTCAGTCGGACTATACTAGTAGTTGCCGACTAAATCTAAACGGTTCTTCCCAGGAACAAATGTTCATGGGCAATCTGATCATTGAGAGTATTGAACTCTATGGTCAGGATATCTATTATCTGCCTAGAACGTATGTCAATAAAGACACGATTTTTCAAGAAGTAGAAAGTAGCAATTTCACACAGGCACTTGCTATCAGAGCATATGTTAATAATGTAGACGGATGGGAAGGTCAAGGAGAACTTCTGAGTAAGTTTGGTGTTCGTATTGAAGACAAGACTACCTTCATCTTTTCTAGAACTAAGTTTACCGAGAAAGTAGATGATAATGCAGTATTGAATGTGGAGGGTCGTCCTAATGAGGGTGACCTTATTTGGTTTCCAACAACAAAACATTTATTTGAGATTAAGTTTGTAGAAGCAGAAAGACCTTTCTATCAGTTAGGTAAGGGTTATGTCTGGGAATGTCAGTGCGAACTCTTTGAGTACAGTGATGAGCAACTTGATACTGGTGTCGCAGCAATTGATGCTATCGAAACTGCCTTTGCTAATTCCATTAAGTTGGTTATGGATGCTGGCGGTTCAGGAGACTTTACAGTTGGTGAAGAAATTGTAGGTGATCTATATCTTGCTGCAGCAACAGCAGCAATCACTGGGGACGCAGTAAGTTCCTTTACAATCACTGATGGTGGTGAGCATTATAAATCAGCATTGCCACCTACAGTTACTATTACAGGAGGTGGTGGAAGTGGAGCGACAGGAACAGCGGTGGTTTCGGCTACAGGGATTGTTACTGGCATTACTGTCACAGCTGGTGGTACTGGTTATACTAGTGCCCCATCTGTTGCGATTGACTACTCACCAAAAGACTCTAGAGCAGAAGTCAAGTCCTGGAATAGTTCTTCAAGAGAACTCCAAGTCATCAATAGAACAGGAACCTTCAATACTTCAGAAACTATTAAGGGATTGACATCGGGTGCTCTCTGGAGTCCTGAATCTTATAACACTCTAAATAATACTAATACCGCCGATAGCATTGACCAGAACTATAGTTTTGAAACTGCTGATGACGATATTATAGATTTCACTGAGGGCAACCCCTTCGGTACTATTGGGTCCATTACTGATACTACAATCTGATGTTAGGCACATATTCATATCACGAGATTTTTAGAAAAACTATTGTAGCGTTTGGAACGCTCTTCAATAATATCGAACTTCGTCGTTCGACTGAAGTGATGAAAGTGCCTCTGGCATATGGTCCAAAACAAAAGTTTTTAGCACGTCTCGATCAAAATCCTGACCCTACAAACAAAAGAACTCAGATTACTGTGCCTAGAATCTCTTTTGAGATTAATGGTATTACCTACGATTCTTCTAGAAAGGTATCACCAACTCAAAAAATTAAATTTAGTAAAGATACAGATGAAAATAAGAACGTGTATATGCCCGTTCCTTATAATCTATCATTTGAGTTAGCAATCATTTCTAAAAATCAAGAAGATGGACTACAAATTTTAGAACAGATTCTTCCATATTTTCAACCTCATTTTAATCTGACAGTTAAACTGCTTCCTGATGTTGATGAAACTAAGGATGTTCCTGTTATTTTGACTAGTGTTGATTATGAAGATGACTATGAGGGAGATTTTGCTACTCGCAGATCAATCACTTACACTCTTCAATTTACTTGTAAGACATACCTCTATGGTCCTGTTACCGATGCGAAGACCATCAAAAAGGTCATCACAGATATGTACACCGATACAAATACCTCTTCTGCACCTAGAGAAGTTCGTTACACTATCCAACCAGATCCGTTAGATGCTGATGCTGATGACGACTTTGGATTTGGTATTGTTGATGAAGACTTTACAGATAACAAGAAACGTAATCCTGTAAGTGGAGCAGACGAAACTATTTAATTTTTAATTATGTTTAATGAAACTTTGTTTAGTATTGGAATCACTAGATTGCAACTTGATGGATTGAATAATGAGGTATTATCTAATTTAATTGAGGAGAACTGTAAAACTAGTCGTAGTGATGATGAAGTAAGAACTACTCAAGATGCTATTACTAATGCATTGTATTCTGAGCGTGGAATTATGCCAGATGCTCATCCTGAATTAGTAAAATTAAATGATACTATCTTAAAGCACACTCAGATAATTTTGGATGGCATCATTGCAAATCCAAAAATTGATTATGTAACAACCTATATAAAGAGGATATGGGGAAATAGAAATGTCAATAAAGATATTTCATTGCCTCATGCTCATAGAGATAGTTTTTTATCAGTAGTATATTATCCAGTATCCGAGGACGGAATAATTCATTTTTATTCTCCTTTTAGTGATGCATTTTTAGCACAGGTTCCAATAGCATTGTCCAAGAAATTTCATCAATACAATAGTTCGTATTATGAATTTCCAGTTTCAACTGGTCAATTAGTTATTTTCCCATCAATGTTATGTCATTATGTTCCACCGACTGCTAACAAGAGAATGTCTATTGCATATGATATAGGAGTTAATCATGGCAACATTTGATGGATTAAATGATGTTTTTGGAGCAGAACCTTCAGAACTCCAGAAACATGTTGAGAAGGTAAAACCTGAATTAAAAAAAACTGATACTCCTGATGTGAGGCAGGATTATGAGATGTCTCGCGCACAACTTCACAGTTTGGTAATGAAAGGTCAGGAGGCAGTAGATGGAATACTTGATGTGGCACGAGCGTCAGATCATCCTCGTGCTTATGAAGTTGCAGGTCAACTTATTAAACATGTAGCAGATACTGCTGACAAACTCATTGACTTACAAAAGAAGATGAAGGAACTAGATGCAGAGGATAAAAAGTCGAGCCCGTCTACTGTTAATAACACGATGTTTATTGGCAGTACTGCGGACTTACAAAAAATGTTAAAGAAGCAAAAGGAGATAAATAATACTGACACGAACTAACACGACATGACAGTATTAAATGTTTTAAGCACAAATGCAATTGCTGCTGATGCTACCGAATATCAAGTTGTACAGACTGGATACTATCGTGTAGTCGCAACTGCAGGTGACGCAACAGTTTCATTCAATGGCGGTCCTGCAATCACCCTTATTCAAGACCAAGCACTTCTACTTAAGGGCGGTAAACCTGGTCAAGCAAGAATTGTAAAAGGCGTAGATGATTCGACTGCAGATTATCAACTTGGCACAAACCTTGGTGAGGTATCAAACACCCATCCATTCTCAGTAGATGACTTCATTGCTGTAGAAGATGATAGTACATCTCCTGCAATCAATGCTGCTTTCTTATCAGCAGGAACAGCAGGTAAGAAAGTTACTGCTGCAACAGGAAATACAATCAGCACTGATATTGATTCTTCTGCTGCATCTGCAGATTACACCTATGCTTACAGCGGATCTCAAGCAGTCGTTAAACGTTGTGTAAGTATTGCTGCTACTGGTCAGGCAATTGTTGTTGAAGAAATTCAAGTTGTAGGCGGTTGATATGTCACAAGGTTTTGCATCAGATATTCCACCTGCCGTTAATGGCACCGCTAAGAAATACATTAGGGGTATGATGAAAGGTAAGAATAGGTGGAATAAACTCTACGGGGGTCGCTCCAAAGAGGTGATGCATAAAACGGCAAACAAAATGGCTATGGGAGAAATGTCTAAAATGCCACCAACATACAGCGATCTATTCGGAGAAGCAAATAAGTCTGGAGATAATTCTCTTCGTGACTGGTTTGGAAAGAGTAAGTCATCTGATGGAACACCTGGTTGGGTACAACTTGGTGGTAAGTTTGCAGGAAAACCTTGTGCAAAGCAACCTGGTCAGACTACTAAACCTAAATGCGGGTCTAGTAAAATGAAAAGAAACCTAAATAAAGGCGAAGAGGAAGCAGCATTCCGTCGCAAAAATGCTGAAGACCCAAATCCAGATAGAAAAGGGAAGGCAAAAAACGTGAAGACAGAAGAAAATATGCTAGAGCGTGCCGATATGTGGCATCCCGATCCTGAGAAAGATAAGAAACTGGGTGGACCTGGTGCTAATGCTCGTGCCCGTGAAGATGGTGCTAGTTCTAAACCAAAACCTAAGGAAGATCCTAAGAAACTGAAGAAGGGTGAGTCCTACATGGACTATTCCAAACGTCAGAAGGCATCAAGGCAAAAGTCTGGCACTGCTACTAGTAGATTGAATGCTCTGGGTGCCAACATCAAACCTAAGAAAAAATCTTTGTTGGGTAGATTGGGTCTTAGAAAAGAAGAAATCCAAACAGAAGGTATGGGTGATGTTGCTATCAAGGCAATCAGAAAAACCCAAGGTGAGAAACCTGCATATCTTAGTAAGCGTTCTTCTATGATTCGTGCAATCAAGCAGAAGCAACTCGATTCATATCTCAAAAAGAGAGATACTAAGAAGAACGAGCGAGTAACTAATGTCGGTGTTGGCGAAGAGTTTGTTAATGAGAAGGCAGGCGAGAAGGATGCTTGCTATAAGAAAGTAAAAGCAAGTGCAAAGGTATGGCCTTCTGCATATGCTAGTGGTAGATTAGTCCAGTGCCGTAAGAAAGGTGCTGCTAATTATGGTAATAAGTCCGAAGGAATGACACTTCAAGACTTTCAAGAGAAGTGCTGGAAAGGATATAAGCGTGTTGGGATGAAGAAGAAGGGTAATAAGATGGTTCCTAATTGTGTTCCAGAGGAAGTGCAAACTGAAGGAGCGGCATGGACAAAATCCTCAGGTAAGAATAAAGAAGGTGGTCTCAATGAAAAGGGACGTAAGTCTTATGAAGCAGAGAATCCTGGTTCTGACCTGAAAGCACCCTCTAAAAAAGTTGGTAATAAAAGAAGAGCATCATTCTGTGCAAGGATGAAAGGAATGCGTAAGAGACAAAAACCTTCTAACAACACTGGAGATGACCGTCTGTCGAAGTCACTAAGAGCTTGGAACTGCTAACATTGTAATATACTGTAACTGACAATCTGGGTAAATAGTATTATACTTGTTGTATCAATGCGATACTAATATGGTTTCATTTTACTTATTGGTAACTGCTTTCATTTTGCTTGTAGCATATGCAGGTATAGAGAATACCATGCGGTTATTTGAATTTGCAGATTTAGAATTGCGTTGGCATTGGGTTATATTCCGTAGTTATTTTATCAGAAGAGATCTGGAAGAACGACTAGGATTTCCCAAGACGAGTTTTATACAACACTACAAAACATATGGAAAGTAAAGAAGTATCCGAATTATCTCTGTCTAGAAAAGAGTGTGAGAAGTGTGGTGCTATTTGGATTAATGGTAAGCACATGTTTAGTGGAACTGCTGCTTCTTATAATAATAGCGAACTAGACCTTGCTGGTTTGGTATGTAATACGTTAGGTAATGAGCAATGCATTAACCCTAGAAAGGGGGAAGATGGTGGTCAGACATGGGCATACCGAGCAGGGTTTGTTGACGGTGCAATCAAAGCAAAAAGAGATGCTTTAAATGATTTAAATGACATGCTGAATCCCTGACAGAGACTGTTAAATCTTAGTTAAATCGAAACTTCATTTGGTAAATAGTCTTAGTTACTATCAACCGAATGAAGTTTCTTTTTGCAATTGTTATTAGTATGATTTTCGCTATACCTGCATGGGCAGTTGATGTGTCAATGGGTGCTGGCGGAAACTTAGTATTTGAACCTAATGAGATTACAATCTCTGCAGGTGACACAGTTCACTTTATTAATGAAGCACTACCTCCTCACAATATTATTGTAGAAGGTCGTGCAGATCTCTCTAGAGAATCATTACTGTTTGCTCCAGGAGAAACACAAGACGTTGTATTTGCTGACGCAGGAGATTATACTTTCTTCTGTGGTCCTCATCAAGGTGCAGGTATGACAGGAGTTATTCACGTTCAGTAATATGACACATGTAGCACTTAAGGCAGCACATTTTGCTGCTGCCACACTCAATAACCCTTATGGAATTGGTGCATTAAGTCTTGCACTAATTGTTGTGCCGATTATAGGTATGGACTTAGTACACAAATATGGATGGCAACACTGGGCACCTTTTAATAATGAACCTCATACTTAGACCTCTAGATAATGCTAACGATCCTGTGTGGTCAGTGATTATATGTGTGATACTAGCAGTTGCTGGTGCTTTGTTTGTAGTCATATACATACTAAGAGAAGCATTTGCAGAGTTAGAAAATGGGAGCAATGACACCACCGAGCAGGAAGAGCTGCTACAACTTTCGAGTGACGGAGATCAATCGTGTTCTTGACGGTGATACTATTGACGTTACTATCGACCTCGGGTTTGATTTATACAAGAAAGAAAGAGTTAGAGTTGCAGGAGTTGATACGCCAGAGAAGAGAACGAGAAATCTAGAGGAGAAAGCACTTGGAATCGACGCAACAAACTGGCTCAAAGAGAAACTCGAAGGCACTTTGGCTGGTGACGATGAGTTGTCTGTTAGGACTGAACTTGTTGGTGGCACTGGCAAATACGGGCGTCTTCTGGGTTGGCTTTACATTGGGGACGACAGTGTGTCCCTTAACGAGCAAATGATTACTGAGGGATATGCTC